CTAAGTGGCCCCTCATCTGGTTCAGAGAAGTGTATAAAGCTTGCAATCGTATTTGCCACATCAGACATGGCCGATACAAGGCCGCCTATCGCATTACGGATGCCATTTATTACGCCGTTGATGATATCACGGCCCCATCCAAGCGCACGGCTTGGCAGGGATGTAATAAAGTTAATAGCGTTCTGGAATCCGTTAACGATTGTGCTGTAAATATTGCCGATAACGCTTGCAATACCAGATTTAAGGTTATTAAATGCGTTAATGGCATTATTTCTTAGCTCATTAACCCTGTTTGTTACATTGGTGCGGATCTCCATAAATTTGTTTATGGCAACACTCGCGATGGCCACGGCTACAGTTTTGATATTGCTTGAAAGCTGTTCCCACTTCTGGCCAACATCCTCTTTATAGCTCTTCCATTTATCGCTCATGTTTTGCACGGTTTCGCTTGTCTTTTCCTTGATGCTATCCCAAGTCTGGCCCATTTTTTCTTTAAAGGCCGTCCACTTCTCAGAGATAAAATTAACGGCATTGGCCGCCGCCTCTTTTATCTGATCCCAGTGCTTTACGCATACCACGATAATAGCAATAACGGCCGCTATTGCGGCAACTATTGGCAGTATTGGCACTACTACCGCCGCTATGGCAGGTATAACAGTGCCTGTAAGAAGTGTTGCAATACCTGTGATAACGGGGATTGCCGCGCCTATAGCTGTTGTTATGGTGCCAACTGCAGATACTACTGAGCCGATACCAACGATTACCTTGCCCACGATTAAAAGCACAGGGCCTACAGCGGCAATAATGCCTGCTATCTGCACGATATGCTGTTTTGTTTCATCATCTAGGGCCATAAAGGCATCTACAACCGCCTGTACTTTCTCAATAACTGGCGTTAGGTACTCTGCTATGATCTTGCCAAGGGAAGTCATAAGCACATCAAAGCTTGATTTAAGCTTTTCGATTGAACCACCAAAACCTTCCATCATGGCCGCACTCATTTCATCCGTTGTGCCTTTTGCGTTCTGGATGCTGTTATTAAGCTTATCAACATCTGCAGGTGCGGTATTTATTACGGCAAGCCATGCGCTCATTTGGTTTTTTCCAAAAATAGCGCCTGCGGCCGCCATCTGCTCCTGCTCTGATAGCTCAGAAAAAGCCGTATTAAGATTCTTTTGTATAACTGTCATATCTTTCATAGATCCATCTGCATTCCAGATAGAATCCATTGAAATGCCATATTTTTCCATGGCCTCTCTAGCCTGCTTTGTAGGCTCTGCAAGCCTTGCCATGCCTGTTTTAAGGCTGTTAGCCGCAACGTTGGCATCAATACCCGCATTGGCCATAACGCCAAGCATAAGTGCGGCATCCTCAACGCTCTTACCTGCAGTATTAAAAATAGGTGCGGCTACGCTCATGCTCTGGGCAAGTGTATTTACATCAAGAGCACTGTTATTACAAGCGGCCGCAAATACATCCGCATAATCGCCTGCCTTTGTAAAATCATCGCCAAAGCCGTTGATTGTAGCCACAAGGCCACTACTAACCGTATCTAGCTCACCTGCCTCGCCTGCGGCAAGATTCATGGCAGGTGCCAGTGCGGCGGCGGCCTGCTCGGCCGTAAGGCCTGCCCTTGCAAAGTTAAGCGATGCCTGCGCCGCATCGTTCATGCCAAAGGTACTATTGCTTGCGGCCTGCTCCATGGCCTTATTAAGCAAATCAGCCTGCTCTGTAGAATTGCCCATTGTCTTATTTGCAAGGGCCATTGTTTTATCTACCTCGGCATACTTAGATACCATGGCGGTACCTGCGGCAACAATCGGTACAGTTACCTTTGTAGTAAGGCTTGTGCCCACATCGGCAATCTTGCCGCCAATCTCCTGCATCTTATCGCCTACGGCCTTAATCTCTTTGCCCACGGCCTGCATTACCTGTGAACCTACACTGCCAAATGATTTTAACTGATCTTCAAAGCCTTTTAAGCTCGATTTATCCAAATCAATCTGGGTTTTTAAATCCCTAAATTCCTGCGATGTTTCGTCAACGCCTGCATCCTTAAGTGCCTGCAGGGCTTTTACCTCATCAGCAATCTTTTGCTTTGTATCGTCTATGGCTCTGGTAAGCTCGTTTTGCTTATCCTTTAAAAGCTCTGTGTTTTTAGGGTCAAATTTAAGTGCCCTGTTGATATCGCGCAAATTGGCCTGTGTATTCTTGATTGCATTGTTTACGGCATAAAGTGATTGCGTAAGCTCTGTTGTATCTGCGCCCAGTACAATTTTTAAACCCTTAATCCTATCAGCCATAGTAAATACCCTTAATATTTATCAAAATCAGCCTGCGTGGCAAGCTGTTTATAGTCGTATGTATCGTTATCTGCCTCTGTAAAGATATCTAGCACTGTGCCTATGCTTAAATGCTCCAAATCGGCAAATGATATGCCGTTTTGAAAGCATCTAAGCAGGTACAATGCAGTGGTGGTTATTCTTTCGCTTTTCCGCGTCCTTTTTTTTTGGGCTCTTCCATGGGTACGGAATCAGCCACATAAACCATGTAAATCTCGTTTGCTTTCATGGTTAAATCAAGTGCATTAAAGCACTCAAGCCATTCCAGATAATTGGCAAATGTAAGCTTAAGCATATCTGCCTTATCTGCCTGCTTAGCCATGATAAATGCAAGCTCGTTAATATCGCCGTCAACTAACTCCATGGCGGCTTCCTGTTCGTTAACACCTGTGTACTTCATAAGGTCTTTTTTAAAGAACTGCTTATAGTAAATAGGTGTTGCCGCGTTCGCAGTAAAAGTGATCTGTTTACCCCCAATTGTTATTTCCTTAGTCATTCATGGCCCCCTTTTCTCATCAAGCACTGAACTTAGCATATATAGTGGTATCCGCTGTAATGGCATCGTCAAAATCAAATACTGTGGTGAATGTATCCTCTTTGTACCATCCTGCAAATGTGTAACCACTCTTTGTAGGATCTGCAGGCTTTTCTGCCTTTGCGCCTACTCTTACAGTCTGATCTGCAATTGCTGTGCCGCCATCAGTATCAAAGGATACTGTTGCGTATGTAGCAATGCCGCTAGGCTGATATACACTATCAAAGAATGCATCGTACTGGTCGTTGTCCTCTGGGCAACGTGCCTTGACAAGATCCTTATCAAGTGCCGCGTTGTGGATTGCAACACCTGTAATGGTTACTGTTTCTGTCTGCGGCTCAATGGTTTCCTCTGTAGTAGCTCCACTAATAGTGGGCCTTGTAGCTGTACAGTTGTACAGTACGTGCCTTGTAGCCTTAACATCGCCCTCAAACTGGAACATAAGAGCAAAGTGTACTGTTTTGGCACCTGCATCCTCTACCAATACGCCGTTGGAATCCTCGATATCGCCAAGGATATCGCGCTTGAAGTCCTCTGGGATAAGCGCAGATTCAAAATCGCCGCTATATCCGTTATTTGATGTACCAACCCAGTAATCAATGTTATCTGCACGGAACTTGGTAGTTTCGCCCTGCTGTTCCTGTGACAGATTTACGGCACCCTTCCAAGGCTTGGGGGCGTCGTAGGTTGCTGTGTTGGTAAGTTCGTCAATGTTTGCTTTGGCATAAAATACGTTCTTTAAGCCGTACTTAACCTTGTTGTTAGCCATTGATAATTACCTCGCTTTCGTAAGCTATTTGCCACATCTTTTCAGAATCAATAAAATTAGGCTCTTTTGAATAGCAAAAGCCATTGGCGGTTAATATATCCTCAATGGCTTTTTCCTGTTCAAAATCCCTTATTTTTGTATAAAGCTCGATGGCCAATACTTCTTTATCGCAGTAATTGCAATTATCTGCTTTTACATCGGTATCCGATGCAAAAAACCAAACTACAAACGGCGGTGTCTGTGCAGTATCCTCTGTAAACTCAAAATACGCACATGGCAGGCCTATTGATTGCACCATCTGGTAAACCTCTTCACGTGTCATGCTCATAATGCGGCTTTTACCTCTCTTTCGTATTGCAAGATAAGCTCTTGCTCTACAGTGGCGATATGCTCGCGGCCCTTTACAGGGGCATCCTCTGTTTGATAATTACGGCCTGTACCATTTGAAGATACGTGGCCAAATTCCAAAAGATGTGCAAGCCCCGCCTGCTTTTTGTTGTGTATCGTAACTACGGTATATAGCCTTGTTTTCTCGGTTGATGCCGTCCACCCGCTTGCGTAGGTCTTTCCGTCTGGGAAAGTGCTTTTACTTTGGTTCCTAAGTGCCGCCGCGCCTTTTTGGCCAATCTGCTTAGTAATGCTGTCAAGGTTGTTTTCGATATCCCCCGCATACTGATCCAGAATCTTTTTAATCTCTGCATCCAGATTGTCAACCGTTACTTTCTTCGCCATTGGTACCGCCTTTGCGCTCAACATAAAGCTCTATATAATCGTTATCCGTTTCGTAGGTACGATATATAGCGTAGGTAAGCCCGTTATACTCGCATTTACTCTCGCCGTTGTACTCGCCCTTAAACACAGTAAACATATACTGCGGATTAAATCCGTTACGCCCTGCATTAAAGAACTCGTTACGGCTTATGCTCTGCCTCTGGCAAAACACTTCACGCTTAGTATTTACGGCTATATCCTGCCCGTACTTGTCTTTCTCGTATGTAGTTTGGAGTAAGAATAAAGTATCATCCATTGGCCTTCTCGCTCATGATCCGATTGTTAAGCGCCCAACGTAACATACGTGGCATACCCTCGCCACTATCACGCTTGCGCCAAGTCCATGCGCTATACATGACAATGAGTTGCGCATCTTCCAAAACATCCGCATCAAGAGTTGCCGCGCCCTCGCGTACAATCATCTGGTAACTGCTCTTAATGATCTCTGTTAAGCGCTCATCATAGGCAGTAGTGCTTAGTATGCCAATATCAACTTTTAAACTCTTTAAAATGCTTGTTATCTGCGCATCCGTCATTATCTTCACGCTTTCTTTTTACTGGCCGCTTTTTTGGCTGTGCTTTTAGCCTTTGCGGTTTTTGTAGGCTCTGCAGGCTCTTCTACAGGCTTTTTATCACTTACAGGCTCTTTATCCTGCATACGCTCAATATAGCCCTTATAGATAAGCTCACTTGCACGCTCGGTACTATCGCAGGGGAAGTTATCCCCTGCGTTGTACTCTTTGAGGGTGTCGCGGTCAATAAAATACTTGATTACTCTGTACTGCATCAAGCTGTAACTGTTACTGTTACGCTTGCGCTTGCAGAACCGCTAACTGCAGTAATTGTTGCACTACCAGAAGCCACACCAGTAATAACGCCGTCTACTACTTTAGCCTTGGTTCTGTCAGAGGATGTCCATGTAACAGGTGCATCAAATGGCATTGTAACTGCCTCAACTGTTGCAGTGCCATCAACCTCAACTGTTACTGCATTTGTTGAAAGAGCGATAGCCTTAACAATGTTGGCCTCATCTGGTGCAAATGCAACGCTTGTTGCATCTGGTGTAGTATTCTCAAGGCCGATAACAATAAAGCCCTCTGCAATAACAGGCTGTCCGTCATAGCGTGCGCTACCCTTAAATACAGTGTTATCCTGCAGGAAAAATACGTGCTCAGATTCAGCGAACTTAGCACCTGCACGCTCTGCAAGCAAGTACAGATCAAAGAATCCGCCAATGATTGTGTTATCTGGTATAAAGTTAAGTACCTCGATAACGCCGCCGATAACAGGCATTGTGCCTGCAACACCTGTAACAATGTTGCCCTGCGCATCAACGCTTACTGTTTCAGCCATCAACTTTGTGTAAGTATTCTCGTTCATAACCCAAACTTTAGGGCCACGGCTGTAGTTACTCTTAGCCTTGCCAGATGCAAGCACGATCTGCTTAAAGAGTGCCGCACCTGTAAGCCCTGCGGAAATTGTGATAATGTTGGTAGTATGCAAATCTACCCAAGGCCTTGCTGTAGCAGGGTAATTTGCAGGTTCGCTTGTCTGCGCAAGTCTTGATACGATACCAAGAGGCATCTTCTGTGTGCCTGCGCTGTTGCGGCCGTAAAGAATAGCCTTATCAACTGCAAGGCCGATTGCCTGTGAAAGGGCATCCAAAAGCGCGCTTGCAAGGTCAATATCGGAATCCTCAAGAACTGCGTTGCATACCTTGAAGTATCCCGCAACCTTAAAGCAATCAACCTCTACATCGTTGAAAGCAAGTGCAAGCTCGTTAAGATTTGCGCAACACTCTGTCCAGATAGCCTCTGGAATTGTGCCCTGCACTACCTCGCGGCCCTTACCAGAGATAGCAACAACGTTGATGTGCTTGTACAGCTTTGAGTAGTTTTCAACGTTCTCCTTAATAAGGTCAATGAAACGCTCTGGGATCAAAAGCCCAACGTTTTCAACGGCACGCTTGTTAGCGATGCATGATCTTACGTTTGCAAGGAAATTCTTAACATCATCCTGTGCAAATAGGTTTGTGCGCTCTTGCGCATCCATACGGCCAAAAAATCTGTTTCTCTTAGAAATAACTGGCATTTTTGTATCCTTCCTTTCCTCGGTTTCTGTTGTAGGCTCTGCAGGCTGTGTTGTATCCTGCTCACCTTCCTGCTTAGCAAGCTCTGTTTCCATCTCGGCAATCTCGTCTGAAAGAGTTTTCTTAGCCGCCTCATGCTCTGTTTTCTCGGCATCGAACTTCTCAGCCTCTTCCTCAACGACTTTCTGCGCTTCTTCAGCGCCATCACCCTCGGCATCAGCCGCCTCATTGATCGCCTGCTCAAGCTCAGCCTCACGCTTTGCGAACTCGGCATCTTTTGCCCTCAGTGCTTCAAGGGCTTTTTTGGCAACATCAAGCTTTTTCCTAAGTAAAAGTACCTTAAGCATTCTCGTTTTCTCCTTTCAGCTTTTTAAGCATCTTTTCTCTCCATGCCTCGCTCTTACGCTTAACAAGCTCATCACGCTCTTTAGCCCTTGCGGCTATATGCGTTTCCTCGTAGGCAGGAAATGTGCACGGCGATACCTCATAAAGCCTTACCTCTTTGATAGTCCAATGAACACTGCCATCCTCGCGGAAGTCGGTTTCCTCGTTTAGGATGTCAAAACCAAAGCTACACTGGTCTACATCGCCACGCTGTACGCGGTTATACAGGTTCATGGCATCGCTATCGTTCGGATTGATATCGATGTGCCCCCATAGACCGTGACTATCTGTGCGTAACTGCAAAGTGTTTGCCTTGGTTCTGCCCAGTACCAAAGTAGTGTCATGGTTGATAAGC